TTCCTTTTTGTGCATAACAGAAAAGCAGCCCCGCACTACGCACGGAGCTGCTTTTTCTTCAGCTATCATTATCTTCTGGAGGTTCCGCAATGGGCTATGTGGTGAAGAAGGCGGCACAACGCTTTGAGGAAAAGAAAGCCGCCATATACGTTCGAGTCTCAACGCAGTATCAGGTTGACCGGGCCAGTCTGCCCGTCCAGCGAGAGGAACTCATCAACTATGCAAAATATGCCCTCGGCATCTCGGACTATGTGATTTTCGAGGATGCAGGCTACTCTGCCAAAAATACCGACCGCCCAGACTACCAGCAAATGATGGCCCGGATGAGAACCGGCGAGTTTTCGCACCTCCTCGTGTGGAAGATCGACCGAATCAGCCGCAATCTTCTGGACTTCTCCGTCATGTATGCCGAACTGAAGGAACTTGGTGTGGTCTTCGTGTCGAAGAACGAGCAGTTCGACACAAGCTCCGCGATGGGCGAAGCTATGCTCAAAATCATCCTGATCTTCGCGGAACTGGAGCGTAAAACGACCTCTGAGCGAGTCAGCGCCGTTTTCGTGTCCCGCGCCAATGACGGCATCTGGAACGGTGGCAAGGTTCCCTACGGGTACTCCTACGACAAAGAGAGCAAGACCTTCTCCATCGCCGAGGACGAGGCCAAAATCGTCAGACTGATCTACTCCCTGTACGAGTCCGAAAAGTCAATCGTGCGGGTAGCCCGGATTATGAATGAGCGTGGCCTGAAATCCCGCGCTGGAAACGACTGGAGTCCGACCACCGTCCACATGATTCTTTCCAGCCCATTTTACTCTGGAACGTATCGGTACAATTACCGCGACGAGTCCAACACAAAGCGTTTCCGCGAAAAGGGCAAGGATGAATGGGTGCTTGTCGAGAACCACCACCCGGCCATTGTATCTCCTGAACGGCAGGCTGCTGTCGGTGTCATTCTGGAAAGCAAGCGCTACAACAAGAACGCCACCTATCAGCGGAAGAATGTCCACGTCTTCGCCGGGCTACTCACCTGCGGTTGCTGCGGCTCCACGATGGCTGCAACCACCGATAAGGTCCGGGCAGACGGATGGAGACCGTCTATGTACATCTGCTCGCGGCGGCGCAAATCCGATGACTGCACCAACAAGTACGTCTCTGATGTAAGCCTCGGCCCATTCGTGCTGAACTTCTTTGCCAACCTGATAAAGGCATCCAACTCCTTCGGCAGAACGACATCCATCGAAACATTGGAGAAGAAGCTGCTGCGCGGTGAAGCCCTCTCCCACGTTGACCACATCGAACGTCCGGGCCTCGAAGAACTATACAACCACCTGCGCAGTGGCTTTGATGAGAAGCGCTTTGAGCCACCCACCATCGCGGCCACGGAGGCCAGCGCGGACTTGAGCGAACGTGATCTGTTGCTTTCCGAGAAGCGCCGGCTTGAGCGCGCCCTCAACCGCCTGAAGACCATCTATCTCTACGGAGATGACGAGATGGCAAGCAAGGACTTCAACATCGAGCGTGAGCGCATCACCAAGGCTCTCAGCGAGGTAGACTCCCGCATCAACGAGCTGGACATCGCCAATGCCTTTGACCTGTCGCTTTCCGATGAGGCTTTCATGCAGAAGGCCAGCCAGTTCATCCTGACCCAGCAGCTCTTGGACAAGCGCTATGTGAATTATGAGCGTTTCATCCGCAAGATCGACCCCAAAATCGTCAAGGATTTCCTCAACGAAACGGTCTCAAACTTTTGTATAAAAGATGGCCTTACCACCTCAATTTTGCTCAAAAACGGCATTGAACTACGATTTTCGTACAAAACCGCCGAATAAGAAAAAAGTCCAGAAACCCGCATAGCTTCTGGACTTTTTCATTACTTTTTATCTCCCGGGTCGTTCCCGCCTCGTATAAACATCGCATCGCCGAAGGAAAAGAAGCGGTACTTTTCCTCTACGGCAACTTTATAGGCAGCCATGGTCTTTTCGTAGCCGTAGAGGGCAGAGACCAGCATGATGAGGGTGCTTTCCGGCAGGTGGAAGTTGGTGATCAGGCCATCGATGCAGTTGAACTTGACACCCGGGTAGAGAAAAATAGAGGTATTGCCGCTGCAGGCCTTGATCTCGCCATATTTTGCGGCGGCGGCTTCCAGCGTGCGGCAACTGGTGGTGCCAACGGCGATCACGCGGTGCCCGGCGGCCTTGGTTTCCCGGATGCGCTGAGCAGTCTCCTCGCTGATGGAATACCACTCACTGTGCATCTTGTGATCCGAGATCTCGTCCTCCTGCACGGGGCGGAAGGTTCCCAGACCCACATGCAGAGTCACCTCGGCAATGCCGACACCCTTGGAACGGATGGTATCCATCAGCTCCGGGGTGAAGTGCAGGCCTGCCGTGGGTGCAGCAGCGCTGCCCAGCTCCTTGGCATAGACCGTCTGATACTGGCTCTGATCTTCCAACTGCTTGGTGATGTAGGGCGGCAGCGGCATCTTGCCAAATTCATCCAGTTTTTCATAAAGGGTCTCGGTGTCATAATAGAATGTAACAAACTTGTTGCCATCCTCCAGCGTTTCGTCCACCACAGCGGTCAGGGAGCCGTCACCAAAACTAACCTTGGTGCCGGGCTGCATCCGCTTGCCGGGCTTTGCCAGGCACTCCCACTGATCTCCCTTGACCTGCCGCAGAAGCAGCAGCTCACACACAGCACCGGTGGGCTGTTTGACACCCACGATGCGGGCGGGCAGCACCTTGGAGTTGTTGACCACCAGCAGGTCACCCGGCTCAAGATATTCCGGCAGATCGCGGAAGATCCGGTGCTGGATGCTGTCGTCCTTCTGGCTCAGAACCATGAGCCGGGCCGAGTCTCTGGGGTCTGCAGGCTCCTGTGCAATGAGTTCTTTGGGTAAATCGTACCAAAAATCTTTTTTTAACATGCTTTGCATTTGCCTTTCCGATGATTGACACGAATGCCGTATCAATGTTATCATAAAATCTGTATAAACAGTATCTATTATATTGCAAGGTCGGCTGGTTTGCAAGTCGTGTTCGATGTAAATTTGCTTTTATTGAAAGGAAAGGTGCTGGAAATGGAAAAACAGTATAAAGTTGGTATCGTTGGTGCAACGGGCATGGTGGGGCAGCGTTTTGTGACCCTGCTTGAGAATCATCCCTGGTTCAAGCTGACCACGCTGGCCGCGTCCGGCCGCAGCGCAGGCAAGACCTATGAGGAGGCCGTTGGCAGCCGCTGGGCAATGACCACCCCAATGCCCGAGAGCGTCAAGAAGATGGTCGTGCTGGATGCCGCCAAGGTGGAAGAGGTCGCTTCTCAGGTCGATTTCATCTTCTGCGCGGTCGACATGAAGAAGGACGAGATCCGCGCCC